TGATGAGACTTTCTCCAGAAGAAGGTCAGCAATTAGGTCTTATAATGAGATCTAGAATGATGCCTGAAGTTGCAAGACAACAAGGCTTACTTCAACAACCAACTCCACAAATGGCACAGATGGGCAAAAGACCAAATCAAATGGCTATGCCTACAACAAGAGATGCTGCTATGCGTGGATTATTGAAAGGATAAACACTATGCCAATGGTAGGAAAGAAAAAATACCCTTACACAAAAAAAGGTAAGATGGCTGCTAAAAAAGCTGCTAAAAAAAAGGGTATGAAAGTTAAAAAAATGAAAGGATACTAATGAAAGCTAGAATGACAGGTAAAGCTATGCTTACAGCAAAACAAAGAACTTTACCAAAACAGTTACAAGAAAAGATCATTAAATCCAAAATGAAAAAGAAAAAGAAAAAATAATGAAAATATACGCAGGCGACAGAAACTTTATAAAAAGACCTAAAAAGAAAACTCCCATTAAGGATTTTCTTAAGAAAGGTACTGTTAAGGGTATAAAGTTTGTAGGAAAAACAGCAGTTAGTCCTTTAACATTAGCCTTTGCAGGTGGTGCTGGTATTGTTAGACAATTTAAAAAAGAAATTGGTGAAAAACCTATTAGAAGGACTGCAATAAGAAAATTTAATAGAAAAGGAATATCTGTTTTATAATGGAAGAAAAAATTAAATTTATGCAAACTAAAGGTACTGCTGAAGATAAATCACATGAGAATGAAATAAAACATGGTGGTAAAAGAGAAGGTGCTGGTAGACCAGTAGGTTCCAAATCTAAGAAGCTATGGAAAACAATGCAGGAGATGGCAGAAAAATATAATCATTCTCCTTTAGATTATTTATTATCTGTGTTAAACAATCCTGCAAGTTCGCCTGAACGTAAAATGTATGCAGCAGAAAAAGCAGCACCTTATGTTCATGCAAGACTTACATCATCAAACACAAAAATGAGCATAGATGAACCAGTCCAAGTCAAAGTCCAATGGGAAAAAGAAAGTTAAGATAGTAGAAGTACCATATAGACCTAGAGAATATCAATTAGAAGTTCATAAAAATAGAAAACGATTTAGCGTTTTAGTTTGTCATAGACGATTTGGTAAATCAGTATTATCTATAAACGAATTAATTAAAACAGCAGCAGATAAACCTAGAGCTTTATGTGCATTTATAGCTCCGACATATCGTCAAGGTAAATCAATTGCTTGGGAATATTTAAAATTTTACACACAACCACTATTAAAAATAGGTGGAACTAGAAATGAATCAGAACTAAGGATAGATTTATTTAATGGATCACGTATACAAATATTTGGAGCAGACAATCCAGACTCTATCAGGGGGTTGGGATTTGATGCAGTTGTACTCGATGAGTATGCTATTATGGCTCCAAGAGTATGGACAGAAATTGTTAGACCTGCTGTAGCTGATAAATTAGGATGGGTTTTATTTATTGGTACACCTATGGGGCATAATCAGTTTTGGGAAGTATATGATTTTGCTTTGAGAGGTCATGATGATTGGTATGGAAAATTATATCGAGCATCAGATACAAAAGTAATTCCAGTTGAGGAGCTGGAACAGGCACGTTCAATCATGACACCTGAACAATATGAACAGGAGTTTGAATGTTCATTTACTGCAGCTGTGTCTGGTAGTTATTATGGTCGATTAATAACAAAAGCCGAGAAGGATGGAAGAATCGGCTACGTGCCTGTAGATACAAATGTAGGTATAGAAACCTGGTGGGATTTAGGGATTGGAGATTCTACTGCAATATGGTTTGCACAAAGAGTTGGACAAGAGATACATCTAGTAGATTATTATGAAACTTCTGGTGAATCTTTAGCTCACTATGCAGATGTATTGAAAGAAAAGAACTATGATTATGCCTGTCATATTGCTCCTCATGATATAATGGCAAGAGAACTTGGAACTGGAAAATCTAGACTTGAAGTTGCAAATGAACTAGGTATAGATTTTGATATAGCTCCAAAGTTAGAAGTTGATCATGGTATTGAATCTGTTAGAAATGCATTACCTAATTGTTACTTTGATAGAGAAAAATGTAAAGTAGGATTAGATGCATTACGTCAATACAGAAAACAATGGGATGAAAAGAACCAAGTATTTAAAAACAAACCTCTACACAACTGGTGTTCACATGCAGCTGATAGCTTTAGGTATGGATGTGTTGCAGAACCAATAGACACAACAGACTGGGATGCACCAATTAATGTAGATACAAAATATGTAGTATGAAATCACAAGACGAAATATTAAGAGTATTATCAAGCGAGATACATCAAGCATCAGGTTATATTGGTGGTGAGCTTGTAGCAAGAAGAAAAAAATCATTAGAATATTATTTAGGAATGCCTCTTGGTAATGAACAAGAAGGGCGTTCTCAAGTTGTTTCTAACGATGTCCTGGACACAGTAGAAAGTTTAATGCCTTCTTTAATGAAGATCTTTACTGCTGGTGATAATGTATTTGAATGTGAAGGTGTTGGGCCTGAAGATGAAGAAATGGCTAGACAATGTTCAGATTATTTGAATCATATTTTTTATAAACAAAATAATGGATTCTTAGCATTATATTCTGCATTCAAAGATGCATTGATACAAAAGAATGGAATCTTAAAAGTATTTTGGGATGATTCTAAAAAAACTGAAAGAGAAGAATATACAAGACTAACTGAAGATGAGTTCAATGATCTTGTAGAAGATGCAGAAGTAAAAGTTACCAATCATACTGAATATGAAGAACCTATTACAGATGATAGAGGTAAAGAAATTGATAAGATTAAACTACATGATGTAGTTATACAAAGAACAAAATTATATGGTCAGGTTAGAATAGAGCCTGTACCACCTGAAGAATTTTTAATTGAAAGAAGATGTAAGTCTATTGATAGTGCAAACTTTGTTTGTCATAGAACACAAAAGACTAAATCAGAATTAATTGAAATGGGATATGATGCAGATCTAGTTGCATCTTTACCAACTGGTGATACTGATTATTATACAGAAGATAAATTTGTAAGACATCAAAACGTAGACTTTTCTCATGGTCAAACAGATGGTGATGAATCTACACAAGATGTATTAATCCATGAATCATATTTAAGAATGGATGCAGATGAAGATGGTATAGCTGAATTACTTAAAATTACTACTGCTGGAGAAGCTACAAAAATTTTAGATATAGAAGAAGTAGATACAATGCCTTTTATATCTATGACTCCAGTTATCATGCCTCACAGATTTCATGGTAGATCTATTGCAGAACTAGTAGAAGATATACAATTAATTAAATCTACTGTTATGAGACAAATGTTAGATAACATGTATCTAACTAATAACAATAGAGTTGCAATACAAGATGGTCAAGTAGCTATGGATGATCTACTTACCAATAGACCTGGAGGTATTGTAAGAACTAAACAACCACCACAAAATGTAATGATGCCTATACAGGCTCAACCAATTACAGAACAAGCTAGTGGTATGTTAGGTTATCTTGATGCTGTCAAAGAATCTAGAACTGGTGTAACTAAAACTGCACAAGGTTTAAATTCAGATTCATTAAATAATAAAACAGCTACTGGTATGAACCAAGTATTAACTCAATCTCAAATGAGAATGGAGTTGATTGCTAGAATATTTGCAGAAACAGGTGTAAGAGACTTAGGTCTAAAATTATTTGAACTTATTTGTAAATATCAACAAAAAGAAAAGATTGTTAGAATTAGAGGTAAATATATACCTATGCGACCATACGAATGGAAGGATAGAGTAAATGTTACTGTTAGAGTAGGATTAGGTACTGGATCAAAAGAACAACAACTAATCCTTGTTAATGCTATTTTAGAAAGACAGATGCAGGCAATAAACTTACAACAAAATGTTTATGGCCCTATGGTTAATTTAAGAAACATTTATAATTCATTAAAGAAACTAGTAGAGAATGCAGGTCTAAATAGTATTGAACCATTCTTTATGGATCCAGATGTAGGTGCAGCACAAATGCCACCACTTCCTCCTAAACCACCAACTGAGTTTGAGAAAGTTACATTAGCTCAAGTACAAGGTGAAAACCAAAGAGCTACTATGAAGAACAATGTAGAGATGAAACGTATCGAATCTCAGATGAGAAAAGAATTATTAGATTTTGAGTTGAAAATTAAAGATCTTGAGTTAAAATACGGAACTAAAATTGATGAACTAGAATTGAAACGTAGATCAATGTTAGAACAAGCTGATCTAAATAAATCTGGTGAATTGATGAAAGAAATTATAAAAGGTCAAGGACAATTCTTTAATGGACAAGGAAACACAGATAAGGCAGGGCAAGAGAGCAGAACAGCTCCTGAACGATCCCCTGCTAAAGACAGCATTTGAAGATCTCTTAGAAATATATAAACAAGAAATCTTTAATACAAAATTCACTGAAGATGAT